TGCAGGAGCATATCAAAATGCTTTTTCAACTATTGGAGTTAGTTCTGGAAAATGGTATGCAGAAATGAAAGTTAATGGTACAGCAAATTCAGCAAATTATTATGGTGTAGTTGCTGAAACTGAATATAATTATTTGCAAACTGCTGGCAATGTTATTGGTACAACTGACAAAGGATTTGCAATAGCTATGGCATCAGGAGATAAAAGAACAAATGGTTCAAATACAAGTTATGGTTCTGCTCTTGCTAATACTGATATTTTTATGATTGCTTTAGATATAGATAATGCAAAAGTTTGGTTTGGAAAAAATGGAACTTGGTTTGCTTCAGGAAATCCTGCAAGTGGAAGTAATCCAGCATTTAGCAGTATAAATACTGCTTATCCTTATTTTTTTGGAGGAACTGCTTACAACGGTGGATATACTTCTGTTGATTGGAACTTTGGCTCTCCACCTTACTCAATCTCATCAAGCAACGCAGATGGTAATGGTTACGGAAACTTTGAATATGCAGTCCCATCAGGGTTCTATACACTTAACACAAAAAACTTAGCGGAGTTCGGATAATGGCTTATACAACAATAAACGATCCAACAGATTATTTTAATACAGTAGTATATACAGGTAATAGTGGAACACAATCTATTACAGGTGTAGGTTTTCAACCAGATTTTGTGTGGGGAAAAAATAGAGCTACTGCTACACACCATGCTTTACAAGATGTAGTTAGAGGAAATACAAAAGTTATAAAATCTTCATCAAGTAATGCAGAAGCAACTATAACAAATATGGTTACTTCATTTGATAGTGATGGATTTAGTTTAGGTTCAGATAGTGATATGAATGAAGGTAGTGGTAAGAGTATGGTTGCATGGAACTGGAAAGCTAATGGCTCAGCATCAACTAATTCACAAGGTGCTACAAACTCATCTGTATCAGTTAACACAACTTCTGGAATAAGTATTGCGTCAGTAGCAGGAAATTCTACAACTTTTGGTCATGGTCTAGGTGTTGCACCAAATGTAATTATTTATAAACCAACAAGTGGAGCTGGTTCTTGGGGTTTTGCGTGTGATACATTGGGAATGACATCTGGTTATCTAGGTCTAAATAGCACAGCTGCATTTGTAAGTGGTTCTGGTTTTATTGATGGAACAAGTTCAACATTAGTTACATTAGGTTCTAATCTATCTAGTGGAACAAGTATTTATTATATGTTCGCAGAAAAAAAAGGCTATTCAAAATTTTCTTCGTATACTGGGAATGGAAGTAGTGATGGAACATTTGTTTATACAGGATTTAAACCTGCACTAATTATTCAAAAAAATAGTGGTGCTACTGGAAACTGGATACTATACGATAATAAAAGAGATGTAGATAATGTTGCAAATAAAATATTAATTCCTAATAATACTTCTGCTGAAGCAGAAGCTTGTGATGTTGATTTATTAAGTAATGGTTTTAAATTTAGAGCTGTAAATGATGCCAGTAGTAACAAAAGTGCTAATACATACATCTACATGGCATTTGCTGAACACCCTTTTACATCGAGTACGGGAACTCCTGTTACGGCTAGATAAATTATAGGAAATAAGGTATAAAAAATTATGTCAAAACAAAACGGCGGAATAATAGGACCAAATAATATACCCACAGGAGCTTTCGGATCAGCTTCTGGAGTATGGAAATTATCCGATGCAATAAATTACAAAAGACAAGGAACATGGCCAGTAGCTTTAAATAATTTTCAAGTTGATAACTCATGTAGGTTTGAAACAAATACTTACATGAAAAAAACTGCGTCATCTGGAAATACAAAAACATTTACAATAAGTTTTTGGTGTAAAAGAGCAAATTTAGCAACTGGAAACAATCAATTTCCAATTAGTTTTTATCAAGATAGTAGTAATAGAATTTCAGTTGCTTTTATAACCGACAATACATTTATTGTTTATGCAGAAGTAGGTGGATCAACTAAGATGAGCTTTACTACAAATAGAGTTTTTAGAGATATTTCTGCTTGGACGCATTTCGTTATAAAAGTTGATACAACACAAGGAACAGAAGCAAACAGAGTAAAACTTTATATTAATGGAACACAAGAAACATCATTTAGTACAGCAACATATCCTAGTCAAAACCAAGATCTTATAATTAATACAAATGTTTATGTGGGAACTTATGATACAAGTAATAATTTCTTAAGTGGTTATTTAGCAGAATTTGTATATATCGATGGAACAGCTCTTGATGAAACATCGTTTGGAGAATTTGATTCTCAAACAGGAATTTGGGTTCCTAAAAATGTGAATAGCTTAACTGCTGGTACAAATGGTTTCTATCTTAATTTTCAAGATGGTTCAAATTTAGGTAATGATGTTTTTGGTGGAACTGATTTAACAGAATATAATTTAACAAGCATAGATCAATCTATTGATAGTTGCACAAATAATTTTGCAAACTTAAACGCATTATCAAAAGGTTCTAATATAGCTTTATCAAACGGTAATCTTTCAGCATCAAACGGTAATACAGACAACAGTGTTCTTGGAAACATGGCTTTTGCAAACGGTAAATGGTATTGGGAAGCAAAATGCACTGGAGCAACTACTTACGCTACTATTGGAATAACTTTAGCAAGTGTAGATGGTAGTGTTCATAGTGCTGTAGATGCAGGTAGAATTGTATATTCTAGTACTGGACACATTTACAGAGAAGGTTTATCTGGTCAGGGTAACGTTTCTGGTGTAGCAACGTTTACAACAAATGATATTATTGGTATTACCTTTAACGCACAAAATGGTTCTGTAGCGTTTTATAAAAATGGTGTTTTGATAAACACTACGACAGATAGTCAACTTTTATACACTAATAATCAATACATAAACTCAGCTGGTTTAAATCAAGGAGGTTTTGATTTTAACTTTGGCTCTCCAGTTTACGCAATCTCATCAGGCAACGTAGATTCTAGTGGACTAGGTAATTTTGAATATGCAGTTCCCGAAGGTTTCTATAGTCTATGTACAAAAAATTTAAATTTGATAGGATAGAATTATGAGTTATTCAACAATAGACAAACCAACAGATTATTTTAATACAGTTACTTACACAGGTAGTGCAGGTGGACAAACAATTTCTGGTGTAGGAAATCAACCAGATTTTATATGGGTTAAACAAACAGGAGATGCAGGTTACGATCATTCATTACACAATTCAGTTTCAGGAGTGTTAAAACAATTAATATCAAATTCAACTTCTGCTGAAATTACAAATACTGATACAGTTACATCTACTAATGCTGATGGATTTGTGTTAGGTGCTGATACAGCAGGCCCAAATGCAAACTCAAACAACCAAGATGGAAAAACCTATGTTGCATGGAACTGGAAAGCTGGTGGCTCTGCTTCTAATAATACTGATGGAAGCATAACAAGTTCTGTATCAGCTTCAACTGATGCTGGATTTAGTATTGTCTCTTATACAGGCACAGGTTCTAACGCTACAGTAGGTCATGGTTTAGGAGCTGCACCAAATGTAATTATAACAAAACAAAAAAGTGGAACTCAACAATGGAATTTTCAAAGTTCAATGGTGGGTTATAGTAAATATATGGCATTAAATACTACTGATGCTGCACAAGCTACAGGTGGTGCAATAATTAGTTCAGTAAGTTCTACCACATATTCTTGTGATGGAAATAGTGTTGTTAATGCAGGTAGTAGCGCAACATATGTTAGTTTTTGTTTCGCAGAGAAACAAGGCTACTCAAAATTTGGAAGCTACACAGGAAATGGAAATGTTAATGGCCCATTTGTTAATACCGGATTTAAACCTGCTTTTGTTATGGTAAAACGAACTGATAGCACAAGTGATTGGTTAATATGTGATTATGCAAGAAATCCATCAAATGTTGTTAACAAAAAATTATTTCCAAATACAAATGGAGCAGAAGATAGTTACGATAGTTTTGATATATTATCAAATGGTTTTAAAATAAGAAGTTCAGGAACTGGTCACAATGCAAGTGGAGCAAATATGCTTTACATGGCATTTGCCGAAAATCCATTGGTAGGTAGTAATTTTGTGCCTACAACTGCTCGATAATTAATGAATTTAATCTGTAGACAACTATATATAAATAACTTATAAGGAGAATATTATGTATGCAAAAGTAGAAAATAGCACAGTAGTTAAAGTTAATTCAAGTTTGGCTTCTTTTAATAATGCAGCACCATCTTGGAGTGCAGAACAACTTGTAGCTAACGGAATATACGAAGTAGTATATGACAGCACAAATTTAAAAGACAACAGGTTTTATATCAATGGCGCAGAAAGTTTTACTTTCGCTAACGATGTAGTAACAGCAAGTTATGCTGCAGCAGTAGGTAAAACACTTGATGATGTTAATGCAGTTGACCAAGAAGGTAATGCTGTATTAGATAGCGATGGTGTTCAAATAATTATTTCAGGTGTTAAAACAAAAGAAAAAAATCAAATCAAAGCTCAAGCAGCAGGTCAATTACAATCTACAGATTGGTATGTAATAAGAAATGCAGAATCTTCTTCAGCAATTCCAGCAAATGTTTCAACTTTTAGAACAGCAGTTAGAACTAAATCTAACGAAATGGAAACAGCGATAGATAACGCAACTACAATTGAAGCAGTAGAAGCTTTATTTACTTACACAGTAGGTGCAGACGATGTTACTTCTAGACCTTTAGGTGAATGGCCTACTTTATAGTATAGTACACAGCTTACTAAAACATTTGAATTCAACATAAATCTGATATAATACCTAATAAACAGGTTTTTATATGCTACAAAAATTAGGCTTTGCTCCAGGATTTAATAAACAAGTCACAGAAACAGGTGCCGAAGGGCAATGGTTTGATGGTGACAATGTTCGTTTTAGATATGGTTCTCCAGAAAAAATAGGTGGTTGGGCACAATTAGGTTCTACTAATTTAACTGGTGCAGGAAGAGCAGTGCATCATTGGGATGATAATGCTGGAATTAAATATGCTGCAATAGGAACTAACAGAATTTTATACGTATATTCTGGGGGTACTTATTATGACATTCATCCTATACGTACTACAATTACAGGCGCTAATTTTACAAGCACATCTAATAGTTCAACAGTTACAGTTACGGTAGGTTCTACTCATGGACTGCAGGACAACGACATTGTTTTATTTGACAGTGTAAGTAGTTTAAGTGGTTCAACGTTTACAAATGCAACTTTTGAAGACGTTAAATTTATGGTAACGTCTGTTCCGACTACTACTACATTTACAATTACAATGGCATCTAATGAAACAGGGACACCTTTAAGCACTGCAGGATCTGCATCAGTTTTAATTTATGAATCTGTTGGACCAGCACAACAACTTGGGGGACTTGGTTGGGGTACAGGTTTATGGTCAGGTACTTCTCCAGGAGCAGCAACAACAACTTTAGCCACAGCGTTAACAAACACCACAACAACAACTATTGTTCTTGCTAACTCATCGGGTTTTGCATCATCTGGTGAAATAAGAATTGGTACAGAAGATATAAGTTTTACAGCAAACAATACTACATCAAATACTTTAAGCGGAGGTTCTCGTGGTGTAAATGGTACTACAAAATCAACACACAGTTCTGGCGCCACTGTTTCTGACATTACAAATTTTACTGGATGGGGAGATCCAAACAACAGTGACTTTACTATTGATCCAGGATTATGGGTTATGGATAACTATGGTACAACTTTAATTGCTCTTATTTACAATGGTAAATGTTTTAAGTGGGACGCATCTGCAGTTAACCCAACAGCAACAAGAGCAACTGTGTTAGCAAATGCTCCAACTGCATCACGTCACGTGCTAGTATCTACACCTGACAGACACTTAGTATTTTTTGGAACAGAGACAACGGTCGGAACATCAACAACTAAAGATGATATGTTTATACGTTTCTCTTCTCAAGAAAGTATTGATGAAACAGATTCTTACATTATAAAAGCCAATAATACTGCAGGTACACAAAGACTTGCAGATGGATCAAAAATTATGGGAGCGATTAAAGGTAGGGATGCTATCTATGTGTGGACAGACACTGCACTATTTTTAATGAAATTTGTAGGTCAACCTTTTACATTCTCATTTGAACAAGTAGGAACTAACTGCGGATTGTTTGGTAAAAATGCTTGTATAGAAGTTGATGGTACAGCGTACTGGATGTCAGAGAATGGTTTTTTTCAATACGACGGTCAATTAAAATCAATGCCATGTCTTGTAGAAGACCATGTCTACGATGACATAAACGCTACGTCTAGAGATCTTATTAATGCAGGTTTAAATAATTTGTTTGGTGAGATTAGTTGGTTCTATTGCACGTCAGGGTCAGATCAAATTAATAGAGTAGTTACTTACAATTATTTAGACTCATCACCTAAGCGTCCTATATGGACAACGGGTAGTTTACCTAGAGCAGCGTGGCAAGATTCTGCAGTTTTTGATAGACCACACGCTACGTGTTATAAACCTAGTAATAATGCATCTTCAGATGTTGTTGGCAATACGGACGGACTTACTATATACTATAACCAGGAAACAGGGACCGATCAAATTAATGCAGGAGGAGCAGTGACTGCTATAATTGGTAACATTGTTTCTGGTGATTTTGACATTACTCAAAAACGAAGTAACACTGGGGCAACTGTAGGGACGCCTGATATTAGAGGAGATGGTGAATACATTATGAGAATTAGTAGATTTATACCAGATTTTATTTCACA